GCGCCCTTGCAAAGTTTAGAAAGCAATACGCAACAACTCCATTGATTGAGTTAGAACTTCTGCGCCTGTTTATGGCAGATGAAAGCAACTTTAAAAACATCGGGGATGAAGCCCCATTCCTGTATAAGTTATATCTTTCTTCTTTTGGCAAGAAGATGAACCAGGCAAGAGAGAACCTTGGACTTGCAAAAGTAACTTCCAAGGTAGAGACTACAGAAAGTGCAGCGACCCTTGTAGCCAGCGATGGTCGTGTATTCCAGAATTCACTATCTGGTAGAAAACAACTAGAACGACACGAAGCACGCCTAAAGGAGGCAAGCAATGGCTAAAAAGAAATCAGCAGTGTTCACTGCTTCAATCACACTCAATCCTGAAAAGGCTGGAGCATGGTTGGCTTATTACAATCTCACAACATTTGAAACTTCTAGCGCAGGATTAAATTCACTTCCTGACCAAGAAGGCAAAGGCGCACAAACAGCGTGGAAAAATGCTTCTGCTGCAAAGCGTTGGGTTAAAGAGATGGTTCTGCAAAACACAACTCGCAAGAGTGTAAAGATGAATCCAACAAAGTTTAACGAGGCTGAAAAGCCAACAGCATTTGAAGGTCGTTTGGAGTTCAAGGTCGACGCATGACTTTTGATTGGAACGAAGACAACTGGGTGAAGCAAGAATATCCAAATAGATTTTTTCGCTGGTATGGAAACTTTATGGGAAAAATTGCTCATTGGTTTTTAATGCGTGCATTGCCATACCGAACTACGTACAGCGTTCCAAGAACTGATGACAGTCACGACTACGATTGGGAAAAACTTCATAGAGAATATTTAAAATGGAGGGAAGACAACGATGTATGACATAAACACGTTATCGCCACTTAAGAAACATTGGTTACTTCGTACATCAAACATCCCTCGTAGATTTTTAGGTCTTGAGCCAGAAGACATAGCCAATCACACTGGTCACTTCTCGCCAGAAGTGGGTAGTTGGATTGATGACACTGTTAGTGGGCAGGTTATCAAGCAGATTGGCAACATCGGCACCAACGGTGTCGGTCTGTTGTTTGATGGCGGTCCTGGGATAGGCAAGACCACTCATGCGGTCGTGGCTGCTATGGAAGTTATTCGTCGCCTGCCAGACGAAGATGCCCTAGCAGCCAAGGCTCTTGGTATGAGTCCAACTGATTACGGATTAAGTGCACGTCCGATTTATTACATGACTTATCCAGAGTTCTTATCAAGAAAGAAATCTACTTTTGATGCAGACCCTGAAGATAAGCGAAACATGGTTTATGAGTTAGACGGATTTCATGGGCGTTGTAAGTTTGATTGGCTTAATGTGCGTGTATTAGTTATTGACGATTTAGGTAAAGAATATGGCTCTAAATACGATGATTCTTCTTTTGATGAAATTCTTCGTTTGCGTTATGACAAGGGCTTACCAACCATTGTGACAACAAATGTTCGTCTTGAAGATTGGGAAGCAAATTACCGTGAAGCAATGTCGAGTTTCGCACACGAAGCCTTCATTAGAGTGCCTATAGTTGGTTCTGACCTACGAGGCGCCCAATGAAAGGTATGAGCATGGATACACCGTGGAGAACGGTCCAAATGTTCCTCTCTGCCCAAGGTGCTGGTGTTTTTGAAGTTGAGATTGATACCGATACAAAAGAGACTCGTTGTAATTGTCCTGTCTATATTAAACGCGGGTCTTGCAAACATATTCTTTTTGTAAATTTAAAGATGAGACTAAACGATGGTCATTACTCAATTACAATTCCAGGAGAAGTCCCAGAAGAACTTGCTTTGGTTGCCAGTGAAGACCCTAAGAAGTTTCGTGAATTTATTCTTAAGTACGCTACAGTAGAGGTAATATGAAAAACGGAGACATATCCAATGTCTCCTCACCACAGGTAATTTGCGCCACTGATGTGGTCTGTCAGTTATTGACAGAGGAGACAAAGAAATTTCTTTCTACAAAAGTAGAGAGCAAAATAGGGCAAATCAATTTGCTTGCTGCAAACAAGTTGTGGAACCTTGCTAACAATTATGGTATCTCACTAGAGTTGGCTGGATTTGAAAGCGAAGGTTGGACAGAACAACTTCTTGAGAAAGCATTTGAAAAACTTGAACGCCGTGTAGTTAATCCATTTAACTATTGGCAACTTTACGAAGATGTGGATGAATTGGTAGGCATGCTACCGTACCGTCCTAATCTAAAGGGCGTAATAGACATACCAGGCCGAGTTGCGCGATATGGGTCAGCAGGAGTAGAACTAGACAACTTGTAAGAGGGGGAGCAGTGGCAGCAGAAAAATTTAGTAACGAACATCGGCTACTTAGTCGCATCATTAAGACTCGTGAGATAACGTCAGTACTACAACGTGGCGTTAATGAATCTTGGTTCTTAGACGATGCTGACCGCAAAGTATGGGCGTTTGTTAGAAAGCATTACGCTGAATACAGCGAAGTTCCTTCAGAAGTAGTTGTTAACGACCATTACCCAAATTATCTTGTTTTAGATTTTGAAGATACAACCGAATATTTGCTAGATACGTTGGTGGAGTTTCGCCGTCGTATGCTTACTCGACAAGGTTTAGAAGCAGCAGTTGAAAATCTTCAGTCACAAGACCACGAAGCCGCTTTGCTTTCGATGGAACAAACCATTACACGAGTTAATGAACAAGGCATCTCTGGAACTCATGAGATTGACCTTAGTAAAAACACTGAAGAACGTTATAAAAGTTACCAGTCTTTACAGAACAATGATTTCTTAGGTATTCCAACTGGGTTTACAAAAGTTGATGAAGCAACCGCAGGACTGCAAGGCGGACAACTTATTACGATTATTGCCCCTCCTAAAACTGGTAAATCACAAATTGCTTTGCAAATGGCTATAAATGTTCACCAACAAGGGTATACCCCTATGTTTCAATCATTTGAGATGAATAACCACGAGCAACAACAGCGTCACGACGCTATGCGTGCCCACGTTGACCACAATAGGTTGCGTAGAGGAAAGTTGTTACCAGAAGAAGAGTCTAGGTATATAGACACTTTGAATGAGATGGAAAAAGAACACTCTTTTCATCTTGTAGATGCAGTACATGGAATTACTGTCTCAGCACTTGCAGCAAAAATTGAACAGACTAAACCAGACATTGTCTTTGTAGATGGTGTGTATTTGATGTTAGATGAAATTACAGGAGAGATGAATACTCCTCAAGCCATTACTAACATTACTCGCGCAATGAAGCGGTTAGCACAGCGCGTTAATAAACCAGTTATTATCACTACTCAAACACTTCTTTGGAAAATGCGTGCAGGAAAAGTTACTGCCGATTCTATTGGTTACTCCTCTTCTTTCTTTCAAGATTCAGATGTCATTCTTGGTTTAGAACCAATTGAAGAAGACGATGGAATTCGTAATTTAAAAGTTGTTGCTAGTCGTAACTGTGGTCCAGCAGAAACTGCTTTGACTTGGCGTTGGGAGACAGGTTGCTTCCATGATGAGTCACAGATGATTAAATGCGTTCATTGTGCTAAGTGGTCATCTAGATGATTGACATTGAAAAGGTTCTTCTTTCTCTTGATATAAGCCTTGTCTCACAACGTGGTGAAGAAGTTCAAGGGTTGTGCCCAATGCATAAAGCACGTACAGGTAAGGAAGACCATAACCCATCTTGGTGGATTAATTCTGAGACAGGTGCTCACATTTGTTTTTCGTGTGGGTATAAAGGAAACATTTACACACTTGTTGCAGATATTAAAGGTATGGATTACTTTGACGCAAAAGATTATGTTAATGCAAGTCCCGAATTAGACATTGATGTGTTGTTAAAGCGTATCCGTGAGTTGCCACAATACATCCCCGCTGAAGAGCCACTGACAATGTCTGAAGCACGATTAGCAGTATTTACAGACCCACCAGAAAACGAACTACGGAAGAGGTTCATTAATGCAGACTCAGCAAAACACCACGGCATCCTCTGGGATACCAAGCATAACTCGTGGATTCTCCCTATCCGTGACCCGAACGATTACAGTCTCTGGGGATGGCAAGAGAAAGGAGCAAGTGGTCGTTTCTTTAAAAACCAACCAGCAGGGGTTAAAAAATCACGTACTGTATTCGGAGTCGAGGTCATGGCAACAGACATCCTTGTCGTTGTCGAATCCCCTTTAGATGTTGCACGGTTAGCATCTGCTGGAGTTGGCGGTGCTATCTCTACTTACGGAGCAATTTTAAGTGAAGAACAAGCCAAGATTATGAGACGTGCAGAGAAAGTTATTGCAGCATTTGATAAAGACGAGGCTGGTAAAAAAGCATGCGAACAAATGCGTGGATATGCACGTAAATATGGTTTAGAACTTTCTTACTTTAATTACACAGGCATTGATGTTAAAGACCCAGGAGATATGACTGTAGATGAAATTCATCGTGGGATAGAAACAGCAAGAGACGTTATTTACGGAAAAAAAGCATACGCATGGTCTTAGATGCTCGTGGAGTTCCTACACACGCTTGCCCAAATTGTGGTCATTTAATTTTTCGTATAAAGGCAATGTTTGAAGATGGAGATATTTCTTTGTGGTTTACTGACGCTGAGTGTGATGATTGTGGGGCTTTATTAACCGCACCAACCCCAGTAGATGGAGTTGAGTTTCATGGCATTTAAAGGAACATTGTTACCTTATCAACCAGAGGCTGTTGACAAAATGGTTGCTAGAAAGAAGATGTTAGTAGCCTATGAAATGGGTCTTGGAAAGACTGTCTTGACTATTGCTGCTATTGAAAAACTTAAAGAAGAAGGCGCTATTACAAAACCAGTTCTTGTTATTGCTTTAGCAAGTTTAAAGTATCAATGGGAAAAGGAAATACACAAGTTCTCTGATGCAGGTGCAACAGTTATTGATGGGTCAAAATCTACTCGACACATTCGTTGGTCAAGGGATATGGATTGGGAAAACCATACCGATTATGAGATTTGCAATTACGAAACAATAGTTGCTGATTGGGAATTGATTAAAGATTACGAGTGGGGAGCCATAATTTGTGATGAAGCGACTGCTATTAAAGGATTTAAGTCTAAGCGTTCTAAGGCTGTAAAGAAGTTATCTCAAGATGTTCCTATTAGATTTGCTTTAACAGGTACTCCAATTGAAAACGGCCGTCCTGAAGAGTTATATAGCATTATGCAGTTTGTGGATGAAAAAGTATTAGGTCGGTTTGATTTGTTTGACCAAACGTTTATTGTTCGTAATCATTTTGGAGGAGTACAACGGTACAGAAATTTGCCCTTGTTTCATGAAAAAATGAAAGCATCATCCGTACGTAAAACTCAAAAAGATGCAGACGTTGCTCCTTATCTTCCAGAAACAATCCATTACGACCCAATATTTGTGCACTTAGATAAAAAATCAGCCGAATTATATGACCGCATTTCAACAGATTTATTTACAGAATTAACAGAAGCCCAAGCACTTATGGGTTCTTCTTTTTCTTTAGAAGCGCACTATGGGCATGGATACCAACAAGGAAGCGCAGCAGATGAATTGCGTGGAAGTATCATGTCTAAGATAACCGCTCTTAGAATGCTTGTAGACCACCCACAACTGTTAGTTAACAGCGTTGATAAGTTTAAGAATGGCTGGCAAGTTGTGGATGAAGACACTTCAGTCAATATTGAGGGCTCACGAGGTGGAAGTGCTTACTTGGCTGGATTGTCAGATGCAGGTGCTCTGGATGACCTCAGCAAAAAATCGCCCAAATTAGATACAACCATTGAATATGTAATGGACCATCTAGAGATTGATGAAAA